TGCTAGAGCACAATCAGCTTTGGCTACTACAGTAACAAATTTAACAGCAAGTATTAATACTAATACAGCAAACATTGCAACGAATACAGCAGATATTGCAACAAATACAACAAACATTGCAACGAATACAGCAAACATTGCAACGAATACAACAGATATTGCAACAAATGCTACAGCAATTACAACTGGCGATGCTTCTACATTAACAAGTGCTAATGCATATACAGATACACGAGAAGTAGCTATTACTACAGCATATACAGCGGCTATAGCGTCATCTACGTCAGGTGGTACAGCAAGTGCTAACGCATACACAGACGCAGAAATTGCAACAGCTACAACAGATATTACTACAGCATATACATCAGCAGATCAATCAATTTTAGCATCAGCAAAAGGATATACAGATATAGCAGAAGCAGATGCAATAACTACAGCTAATGCATACACAGATACTAGAGAGGTTGCAATAACTACAGCATATCAAACTTATGCAGATCAAGCTGAATCAGATGCAATAACTACAGCTAACGCATATACAGATGCAGAGATTGCAAATCTAGTTGATTCTGCACCCACAACATTAGATACATTAAATGAATTAGCATCAGCATTAGGTGATGATGCTAACTTTAGTACAACAGTAACAAACAATATTGCAACAAAATTAGCAATAGCAGATTTTACAAGTACAGCAGATACTTGGATAGGTACTAAATCTACAGATGACGTAGCAGAAGGTAGTACTAATTTGTATTACACAGATGCCAGAGCAGATGCCAGAATTGCATTACAGGTTGGTGCCAATTTAGATTTAAGCGCCAAAGACACAGGAGATTTAGCAGAAGGTTCAAATTTATATTACACAGATGCTAGAGTAGATGCAAGAATTACAAATGCAGGACAAACACCAATCACTGGTTCAGACTTAGACATGAATGGTAATAAAGTTTTATTTGCTAACGTCTATCCAACAACAGGTGATCTTCCAAGTGCAACAACATATCATGGAATGTTTGCTCATGTACACGCAACCGGCAAAGGATATTTTGCTCATGCAGGTAACTGGGTAGAATTAGCAAATGCAAGTGAAGTGTTTGATGGAAATTATAATAGTTTAACCAATCTTCCTACTATTCCAACAAATAATAATCAATTAGCTAATGGTGCAGGGTATGTTACAACTGATACAACATATACAGCAGGTAACGGATTATCATTAAGTGGATCAAATGAATTCTCAATGAGTGGTAGTTACACAGGTAGCTTTACAGCAACAGGTGATGTTACAGCATATTCAGATAAGAGATTAAAAAGAAACATAGAAACTATTACAAACGCAGTAGATACAGTAAGTAAATTACGTGGTGTAAATTACGAAAAAGATGGTAGAAACAGTACTGGTGTAATAGCACAAGAAATTGAGGAAGTTTTACCTCAAGTAGTACACACTGACGCAGATGGTATGAAATCAGTAGCATACGGCAATATAGTGGGTATTTTAATAGAAGCTATAAAAGAACAACAAAAAGAGATAGAAGAATTAAAGAAAAAATTATAAACAGCTATATAATATGAGTTATATAGATAAATAATAACACAAGCAATATGCTTGTAATTAACGTTAATTACAATTTGACAGGAGAATAGTATGTCGACATTACCAGCAACCGGTTCAACAATTTCAATGTCAACTGTGCGTAACTATTTTGGATTAAGTGGTCAAGTATCACTGAGCCAACTTGGAAACCACATCTCACCGTCAGTGACGTCAAATATTTCACTATCAGCTACTTTTGGTGGCTGGCAGTATCCGTCAACGACAGGTAACCACCCATAAGAAATTGTATAAAATAATTATTGTAGGCACGTTGTTAAAACTTGACAACGTGCTTACTTTAATGTAAAATAAATACACTTAATACTATATGACTAATAGTAGAAGTAAACTCAACACAGGAGAAAACAATGATTAGAACTCGATACGAGATTGAAACGTTTGTACTTGGAGCACACCCGTCTCCAGCCAGAAAGGCACAAGTACTTACACAAGAGCTAATGAAAGCTCGTGAAACATCACACCCAGACCTTCCAGTACTAGAAGCAATTTACAAAGATTTTTCTGCAGAACATAATGTAGAAGAACTTACAAAAGATATTGAATCTACTGAAGAAGAATATTGGGTACATAGATTAGCAAAACTAGCGGCAATTGATATTTTGACAATTGGTAAAGTACAACCTGAGCATATGGCTTACATGGTTGCATTACCAGATGAAGCTTTTAAAGCATCAGTCAAAGAAGCTACAAGTATTGCTAAACAATTGAATTACGAAGTCCAGCAAATTGAAGCTGAACTTCAAGCAGATTTAGCATCTGCAAAATAATCTGAATGGTAACCACTCCATCATTTTATCATAAAACGAATAATTCCGCTAATGTAGCTATTTGCGTTCCTGTGCGAGATAACGTTACTGCGGTTTTTGCTTACAGTCTTGCTATGCTTCAACGAAAGTGTGGCGAGGCTGGATTAGCTACTTCTCTTCATTTTAATATGGGAAGTGAAGTTACTATGCAAAGACAACAGTTAGTATCTGAAGCACTACAAACAAATTGTACTCACATTATGTGGATTGATTCTGATATGAACTTTCCAGTAGATACCCTAAATATATTATTAGCGGCCAATAAAGATATTGTTGCTGGAAATTACTCAACAAGAGTTCCACCCCATAGACCAGTCGCTTTTAGAAGTAAGAACAATTTAGATGACAGAGTTTTTACTGGCACAGGTCTAGAAAAAGTATGGGCCGTAGGAAGTGGAATGATGTTAGTAAAAAGAGAAGTTTATGAAAAATTATCTTCGCCTTTTTATAAAATTGAATATTCAGAAGACTATTCAAGTTTAGTAGGTGAGGACGTATATTTTTGTACAAAAGCTAATGAGGCAGGATATGAAGTATATGTAAGTCACGAACTGAGTGACAAGATAGCACACATAGGAACACGTGCATTTACAGTTAAAGGCGATTGCAATGATTAATATAAAGAATAACCAAAGAGAATTTACAGGACAAAATGTTGTCACACCTTGGGATAGACTTAAAAAGTTTATGTTTGGAAGTTACCCAATTATTAAAACACCAATAAGATTAAAAGACGAAGACGATATTTTAGATTTAGCAAAAAAGTACAAAGATGATTCAGACATGGCTTGGGTCGTGTTTGATGAAATAGAAGTCAATCCAAAATTTCCTTGGCATTATAGACCAAGTGATATAGGTAAAAAATTTATTCACACGTTTCCCAGAGTAGTTAAAAGAACAAATAGACCAGTGAGCTGGGGGGATGTTAGACTAGTTCCTACTAACGGAGTATCCCATGGTGAAGTTGAAAATAAATTGGTAGCAAGTTTCCACGTTGCAGAATTTGATATCTTTATGATCAGCTATCACGAAGCAGAAGCAGATGAGAATTTTCAAAAATTAAAAAACAGATTTAAAGATGCCCAACACGTAAAAAATGTTGAAGGTATTGGTAATGCACACAAAAAAGTAGGTGAATTAGCAAAAACAGAAATGGTTTATATAGTAGATGCAGATGCAGATATTATGGGAGACTTTAGTTTTGATTTTATTCCACCAATGAGTAAACGTAAAAATACAACATATGTATGGAGTGCGAGAAATCCAGTAAATGGGCTTGAATACGGTTATGGTGGTGTTAAACTATTTCCAAAAGTACAACTATTAGAATTAGGACATGAACTACCTGACTATACAACAGGCGCAAGTTTTTATCAACCTATTGCAGATGTATCAAACATTACAAGGTTTAACAAAGACCCTTATAGAACTTGGAGAAGTGCATTCCGTGAGTGTGTTAAATTAGCAAGTTCAGTTAATCCAAATCAAAAACAAAAAGAAACAGACGAAAGACTTGAAACATGGTGTACTGTAGATGTTGGTGCTCGTTTTGGTCGTTACTGTTTAAAAGGTGCATTAGAAGGTAAAGAATATGGACTAGCAAACAAAGATAATATGGAAGCACTAACTAAAATCAATGACTTTGAATGGTTACGTGAACAATTTGTTGCTAGTATGAAAAAGAGAGTTACTGATAAGTAAATGACACAATGGTTTCGAAATGCAATTCATCATTTAAAAGTAGAAACAGGTTGGGGCTACTTTTATCATTTATGGCATAGTATTCAAAACTCTTGGGCTCTAATAGTTATAGCATTTAAAAGCCTAGTACATGGATTATTTCCTTGGATATGGAAAGCAGATGCTCCTAAAGGAGTTATTCGTATGTATCATCAAATTATGAGAATTGAACACATTGCTAAAATGGACAAATTAAAAGAGATACCAAAAAATGAACGATATAAATCCAATAAACCTATTGACCCTACTGAATAGCTACGGTGATGTAGTAGAGTTAAATCAAAAACTAGATTCAGATCAAGTAATAAAAGAACTTGAACAGTTAGAATGGGAAAAAGGTCCCAATGGTAAACAAGGTATCAATTTAACAGGACCAGAAAAAGGTCTTGGACTTGAAGATAAAAACAAACACGATAAAGATCAACCAGTAAATGAAAATCTATTAAAATGTCCAGCATTGTATGATTTTTTTAAACAATGGTCAGATCTAGCTAGATGCAGAGCAGTAAAACTAGAAGCAGGTAGTTTTTTCACCATGCACAGAGACGCATTTAGATTTAATCCACAAATAAGAATTTTTGTTCCACTTAATAAAACAGAAATACACCAATGGAATTTTTTATACGATACAAAACGTGTAGAATTTAAACCAGGTGTTCCATATGTATTAAACACACGTAAACAACACGGAAGTTTTGCTATGGAAGGTGGAATATATCATATATTAATGAGCTTATATTTAACTGAAGCCAATCTTAAAACAATTATAAATTCATTACCAAACTGTAAGGAAAGATAAATGAAAGAAAAAACAGATAAAAACTATTATAGTGGAGAAAAGATTGACGATTTAGTTGATGCAGTTAAAAAAGCAGATCATAAAAAACAAAAAGGTGTAACTCAGCAAGACGAAGCATACGAAAAAGTTATGTATAGCGACGAACAAATGAAGAAACACGAAACCATGGACAACATCTTTAAAGTAGATGGAGTTCCAAGCAGATGGGAACACAACAAGCTACGTGCTAATTGGCATTTTGATCCCTTTGGTGATCCCAATGAGCAAACATTTGTAGTACCTTGTAGATTTGAAGGTGACTTTGAACCAGCAGTTAGATACGCAATAGAACATTCAAAAGAAATGACTATAGGAAACTATAGAAACAGAAATTTAAGCAAACAAGATAAAGATTTACATGATGGTGAAATACAAGACGTGTTAAATGCATCTGGTAAAGAAGATGTAAGTAGTATGTATCATGACATGGTAGTAAGAAGTAGATTCAAAGATGGCGAAGAAAATTATTATGCTCAACGCAATCCTGCTCCAGAATATGAAATACTTTTACGTATGATTGATACACTAGAAGTAGAAGTACATCAGTCAAGAATGCATATACAAAAATTAGGACAAGTTACCCCTATACATATTGATCAACAGATGAGATATGCAAGACCGGGTTGGCGTAAAGTATGGACAGATGCAGGTGCAGATAAAAATCCATTAAAGCTAAGAAGATTCTTAGTTATGTTGCAAGATTGGGATTATGGCCATGTATGGCAATTTGGCAATACTTACTATCAAGGATACAAAGCAGGTGAATGTATAACCTATGATTGGTGTAATATGCCACACGGTACAGCCAACTTTGGATTTACTCCAAGAGTAACATTTCAGTTTACAGGCTTTGTAAGTGATAAAGTACAACACATGATTGATAACCCAGATCCTAACAGAATTATAAAAGTATGACAATAGAAAAAGACTTTCCTGATAAACAAGATCCAAGATATTATTACAAACAAACACTAAGACCTGAAAAACAAAAAAGAGAACCAAATACTAGTATAAAGTATTATGGAAGACATGATACAGGAAACAAGTGTAAAGTAGGAGAAGGTGGTGCTGATCATTTTACACATGGTGCTATACAAGAACTTGATTGGGACAACGATCCAAAATTAGACTTTGAATATAAGTGGAACAAATATGGATATAGAGGCCCAGATAATTTAGAAGACATAGGAATATTATTTGCAGGATCAAGTTTGTTATTAGGTACAGGAATTCCATATGAACAATCCATACCACATTTAGTTTCAGAAAAACTTGGATTAAATCACATTAATATAAGTGACTTTGATACATTAACAGAAATGGCAGATGATTTATTTAATTTTTCTAATTTAAATCCACGTTATATTATTTTAAATGATTTTTGGGGCATAAATGATACTAATTGGCTTATGCGTTATTGGATACCAAAAGAAAAAGATAAAAAGATAATAAAAGAAGTAAGAGAAACATTTAAAAACAGTAATGGTAAAATATTTAGAATGTTTGAATTAGCATTAAAACAATCTTTTCCCAATTCAAAGTATTTTATATTACAACCAAATGAAAGAAGAAAACATTGGTTCTATGATTATGAACCAAAAGATATTAAATCAATATATTATACACAAGAAGAAATGATTGATTTGGGTAGAGATCAAACGCACCCAGGACCCAAAACACACAAATACTTAACAGAAAAGATTATAGATGAATTATCAAGGTGAAGATTTAATTATAGTAACAGGAGCTCCAGGATCTAGATGGAGCGGAGTGATACGTTTGTTAAGTCTTATATGCAAAGAAATTAATATAAGTGATAACACACCTAGACGTGTTTATGAGAAAAGAGACTCAGAAGGTAAAGTAATTGGTTGGCATAGAGGTGCTTATTGGGGTCCACACAATCAATATGGACATAAGTTTGACGTACTTAATAGACTAACTAAAGAAGAAGTGTTAGAAGAGTTTAAAAAACCATTTGCAGATTGGGATAGTGGAAAAAAGATTATTAAAAGTCATTGGTTTGCGTATCATCTACCCAGATTAAAAGAAATGTTTCCAAAAGCTACTATGTGGTCATTTTATGAAGAAGATAAAGTATGTTTTGATTGGTGGCATCATGTAGGTGGTTGGGATATATATTTTCCAAACTATACTTGGTATGTAGATGACAAAAGAATGATGAGACAAATAGGTATTGAGAATAATTATATAAAACATTTTTTTGATTTAAAAAGATATTCTGGTTGGAAAGAAGCAGTAACACAACTAGGTTTATCTACAGATATAAGAACTATACCAGAAGTGTTAGAACTTGATCCAGATTTTGATAAAATACACAAAAATGATGATGCAGAAGTTTATAGTTCTTTTTTAGATGATATGTTTAGTAGAAAAAAGATGGGTATTATAACTTCGTAGAGTGTTGCTCGTATACAGTTTTTATTTTCTTTATAAATTGTTTTGAATTACATTGTATTTTAGCACCAGGGTGTAATGGTCTTGGCCAGTTACCTATTTTAACCCAACAATAACCATCACTTTCATTATTTAATATAGGAATAAATTCTTCTTCTACAGTTACAACAAAACTATGATATATAAATTTTTTGTTAGGGCTTGTAAATTTATTAATGGGTATAACTTTTTTAATATCTGGAACTAATCCTAATTCTTCTTCAATTTCTCTATACAATGTATCAATTGGTTTTTCTTTGTCATCTGACTTACCTCCAAAGAACCCCCACGTTCTAGGGTGGTTAACTTCTCCACTACGATGTTGAAGCATAACTCTTCCTGTATCGGTACTTAAGAAAATACATCCTGCGGCTGTAATCATATTTTTGTTATCCAATTAGAGATAGAGTCTCCAATATCCAGCATTGTAGATTCCTTCATAACTGTTAACCCATTCTGAACCATTCCATTCTAATTGATCACTGCTTGATAAGTTTGTAACATACTGAGTATCACTTACATTACCACTATCAAAACTAACTGTCCAACTAGCACCGTTATATTCTATAATATCATATTTGTTAGCAACTAATCCACTCCATGTTGGTGTAGATGGAATAGGATTGATTAATATATAACGTTGTCCGGTTGCAGGAGCAGGAACTGTTCCATCTCCTGGGTAATTAACTGATGGGTCCAATATAGCATTTACTGCATTCAGTGTATTTGTAGGTAATGTTGAAGGATCTATATCTACTAATAATAAATTTGGATCGCTTGGGTGTTCATCTAAACGTCCAATAATATCTTCATCTTTTTCTCCTGGGTCTTTTGATTTTCTAAGTCTTAATTGACTTATTCCAGGTCTTAATGTACCAAATGGAATAAGCTCTTTGGCCCATTCTAATATATTACCATCGTCATCTAAATTACTACCATTATGACTTAATAACTGAAGTTTGCTATCTTCATATTTTACTTTTCTATCTTCATAAGTTACAACTGTATATTGTAATGTTTCATTATTAAATGGTTGTTCAGCTTTAAATGCATCTAAGTTTTCATCATCTAAGTTATAAAGTTCACTTATAATTGTGTGAATTAATTTTTGTTGTTTAACCTTTGCAGGTGGATTTATATAAACAGGTATATCAAAAGACATAGTAGCAACATCAATAATATCATCAATACTTGATCCAACACTTCTTGTACTCCAAGTAGTATTAGTAAGTTCTACGTGTGATAGTGCAGTCCAATCTATAGGACTACTATTAGTTCTAATATCCAATGTAGGATTAAATAAAACAAGCATTTGTTCTAGCAACTGTAATTTTTGATCTGTGTTTGAAGTCCATATATCTGCGTTCATTTGCATTATATAAGGAACAGGAGCATGACGCTCTACAGTATAACTATTGCCTCTTTCATTTACATATTCGCCTTTGGTTTGGTCATATTTCTTTTCATATACTTGAACTTTGTCTACGTGATCTTGATATGTACGTCTTTCAGGTACCATATTTAAGTTTGTTACATAACAACTTATAAATGGAACAGTATTCATAATATTTTCTGAATTTTCTCTTGTTATGTGAGCCGCCATTCTGTTGATGTCACCATAACGTACTGGAACTTTGTGGTATACTGGAAGACCACTTTCTTCATTTTTGCCCATTTGCACACTGAAGCCACTAAACAGTCTTATAAACTGTTGAATGTATCTTCTCATCTGTTTATCGTAAAAATATTGTTGTGCCATTATTTAAAATCACTCTTTGGTTTAATAACTTGAGATAGAGGCTGACGTTCTGGAAATTCTTGATCGTCAATAATTGTTGTAGCCTTGTTGTTAATAAAGCTACTAGCATTATAAGTTCTATCACTCCAAGTTTGCTCAGTGACATTATCGTATAGTCTATGCCACTTACTTCCACGTCTTACAAATAATCTATTAGGCGTAAAGTCTGTTCTAATAAAATATTCACCTTCTTTCGGGTTAGCTGGAAACTGGTCACCTTGTTGTAAAGTTTCACCATGTTTGTATTCGTTATCAACTTCTTCTTGACCAAACAAATGTTCTGCAAGTGGTAAACCTAATGGGTCAGCGGCCTCTGCACTTTTTACAATAGCGTCACTGATATTAAGTTCTGTCTTATATGCACTAATTTTGTTTTTGAGACTATCAGGATCTTTAGCACTACCAAGTATATCTTTGTATTCTTGTGTATCTGTTAATGGTGCTACTTTGATTCTCCAAATGTGTGGATACCAAGTTTGTGAAAATCCTTCACTACCTCTAGCGGCATCTTGAACTACATAAAACTTATTAATAGCATCTCTATCGTTGCTTAATAAAAGTTCATCTCTTAAATGAGGTAATTCAATAACATCACCGGGCATTAATCTTCTACCTAGTTTTTCTACCATATCATTAATATGGAAAGATATAAACAAAGTATCATTGGTTAAGAATAAGCCAAATTGTGTTAGATCAAAATCGTTGTCACTAACGTTGTAGACACCACGCAATTCAAAAATATCAGGATCATATTTACGATCTCTGTTTTCCATAAACAGTAAATCTTGTATATTTGTTTCATCAATTATACCTTCTGGATTTATTTCTTCATTTGTTGCATTGTCTACTTCAAAACCACTGCCATAGTTAGGCTCACTAGGATCGTTGTTGCCTTGTTGAGCTTGAGGACCCAAATATTTGTGAACGTGTATAGCCGTACCGCCTATATCGAACTGTTCTCGTATAGTTCTGTCCATGAATTTGTAGTCATTGCCCTTATAAGGCTTGTATAGTGTAAAACGTGGCATATGGTTTTCCTTCTTATGTTGTATTTATGCCTTTTGCACCTAATAAAATATTAGATAAATATTATATACCCACATAATATAAGGATTAACAAAAATGTTTAGATTTTATACAGAAAGAAAATGGTTTCTTTGGGCCTGGATTGGTTCAGCAATCATTTTATCGTCGTTATGGGTTCAAGTTAAAATTGATGTAAAAATTAATGAATGGTTTGGCGAATTTTACGACATGATACAAAAAGCACTAGCTACACCAAATGCAGTTACTATTGGTGAATATTGGGCTAGTTTATTCAGCTTCATATATCTAGCAGGTATATATGTTGCAATAGCAGTTTTAGTAAGTTACTTTACTGCACACTTCTTATTCCGTTGGAGAACAGCTATGGTGGAATGGTATCATAGTGTTTATGATAGAGCAAGAACAATAGAAGGTGCCGCACAAAGGGTACAAGAAGACACTATTAAATTTACAAGAATTATGGAAGGACTAGGTACAAGTTTTATTGAAAGTATAATGGTACTTGTACAATTTGTTCCTATCCTATTTGGTTTATCAATTGGTATTCCAATTTTCTTTTTTGGAGATTGGCAATATGGATTGATTACAGGTGCAATCGTTTGGAGTGTAGGTGGTACACTATTTTTAATCGCACTAGGTTGGTTACTAAGACTAGTAGGAGTTGAGTATGACTTACAAAAGAAGGAAGCCGCTTATAGGAAAATTCTTGTTATCGCTGAAGATGATAATAATATTCGGCCTAAGCGAATTGATGAACTCTTTGCTGATGTTCGTAGTATTCATTTTTTAAGCTACATAAGATATTTGTATTTTAATATTGGACGTATTGCTTATTTACAAGCTAACGTATTAAGTGCATACGTGTTTTTAGCACCAGCTATTGTAGCAGGTGTAGTTACACTAGGTGTTATGCAACAGATTATCAGAGCCTTTGGTAGAGTTGAAGGCAGTATGCAATATTTGTTAAAAGCATGGCCAACAATTATTGAACTAATGAGTGTTTATAAACGTTTACGTGAATTTGAGAAACAAATTACTAAATAATAGCATAGGAGAACTTATGAAATCAGTAAGTGTATCTATGGGTTCAGACCATAGAGGAATGAAACTAAAAGATGATTTATCAAAATGGTTAATACCAATTGACAGTGATATAGGAACTAGATTTAATATAGACTTATTTCATGACATTGGAGTATATGATGATAAAAAGAAAATTGACTATCCTAGAATAGTAGAAACTTTTTTAATGGAATATGCTACACCAGATAAAAAAGACGCAGGATGGCAAGTATACGATAGAGGT